GCCCCTCCTTATCCTTTCGGGGGAAGGGTTCTCCGGAGTCGGGCCAAAGCCCTACCCCGGAGAGGGGGACTGAGAGTCGCGCCGCGAGTGAAACAGAGGGAAACTCCCGCAGCTATGTTCAGATGTGGCACACCGTTCGCGGTATGTCAACACCCTTTATGCGTGACCCGCCGAAGCGAGCTTGTGCAAGTTCGTCATCAAGATTGACCTCGGGCCGCGCAGGCCCTCCATCATCTCTTTAGCGTAGGCCGCCGTAAATTCACGGTCGTTGTGAAGTTCCGCAATCTTAGCCTTTGCTCCCTCGGGAGTCGTGGCCCCAGAAACCGATTGCGCTGGACCCCCGGCGTGGAAGGGAGATTCCGCCAGTCCTGCGCCAATCTTCTGGAACAGCTTGACCACTGCCTTGTCCCCGATCGCAGCCGTAAGGGCGTTAATCTCGTCCTCGCCCGCCGCCAGTTTCCGCACCGCGGCTTTCGCGAGTTCGACGTTGGTGGCGTAGGTGTTGCCCCACTCCGCCTGAAGCTCAGTCATGGACGCCTGCTTGGCGACCGCCTCGGCCTCCTGAGCCCTCGTGTCCATGTCCGCGACCATCGCTCGCAGAGCCTTGTCCGCTTCTGTGGCTTGGGTCTTCGTCAGCCCGAGTTTGTGGAAGGTCTCGCTCGCCCACTTGACGTAATCGGCGCTGGACTGGTCCCCGGCTTCCGACTTCATCTCGTACCCATCCGGCTTCGCCGGGCGCCCGAGCCGTTCGTAGATCGGGTCCATAGCCCCCGCAACCGCCGGGTCCGCCGGCAAAGTCAGAAGACGATCCGCGGGAACGCCGCGCAGCTTTTCGAGGTTGCGATACTGCCCGACAAGGTCAAACGCAGCCGCAGCCGCATCTTTCTTGTCAAGGCCCTTGTTCTGGAGAAACCCACGGGTTTCCTCGTCGGCGGTGCTGAACCAGGAGGCCGGCAAGACTGCCGGGGTCCCCGCAGGGATTGCCGGGTCCACAACGGCACCGGGGACGCCCAGAGCCGCTGCGGCAACTGCTGTGTCGGTCACTCTATCAGCCCCGCTTCAACGCGCCGGAGCCGGACAAGCTCCAGTTGCTCGTCGAGCGCGCGTGCCTGCTTGGCGTTCTCCTTGAGGTCAACGCCGGCCCACTTCAGGGCCTTCTCAACCTCCGCCCGCATGATAGCGGGGTTGAGGTCGTTCAGCTTGGGGAAGAAGGGAACGGGCAGACCTTTCTCCTGCGCCCGAAAAGAAGGGATCGTCACAGCGCCGACGGTCTTACCCGTCCGGTTCGTCTTGAAGATAACCTCGCGTTGGGTCTTAACCACAAACTCACTCATCCTTTGGTCCTCCATAAAGTTCGTAGAGTCGCTCTGGCGACGCATGAAGATTCTGCTCGATGCGCAACCACACTTCCTGCCGGCCCGTCAAAACTGCGTGGATGCGGGGGTCCGCGTGAAACACAGTCTTCCCGGCACGGCAGAATTTCGCAATATCTCGTAGCACAACATCCGTGTCCTGACAAGCGGTGAGGAACTTCCGCTGATACGCCAGTTGCCGCCGCAGAATTAGCGCGCGAGCCCGCTCCTTGACCCACTCAACTACGTTCATTGCAGGTCTTCAGATTTGAGGCCCTTCGCCTTAGCATCGGCTGCGGCCTTCAGAAGAGCAGCCTGTCCGGGCGCCGCTGCAATCTGAGCCTGCTGCTGCGCCTGCTGCGCGGCAAGTTGGGCAAGTTGAGCCATCTCTTCGTCAGAATGAAGCCACGAGGCTGGAACCGCCTGAATGTCAGACATGCCGACGATGGCCCGGTCGAAGTTGAAGCGCCGCAACGGCGCGGGGTCTCCTGTCGCCTGTGCGACGGCAGTCGCTGTTTCAAGGACCCGCATGAAACCACTCGCCTCTTCTGCCCGCGCCATGCGCGAGAGGGGGCTGGTATACTGTATGGTGTACTCGCCCTGCGCCTCGACCAGTGCGGGGGGGAAGGGCGGGAGAAGGTTCTGATTCGTCAGCACGTCGATCTCCCGCTGAATGAGGGGGCCGAGATACTCAGACTGCTGTCGGCCGGCAGTCGGGGCAACGATCATGCCTCGGTCGCGGGCAATCTCCAGAACCTCAGTTGCGGTCTTGCGGTTGGTGCTTTCCAGAAGAACCTGGAAAATCGAAACGAGGAAAGCGTCGTTGATGACGGCCCTCTCGTCGTCCATCATGTCCTTCCCAAGCAGCACGTCGCCGGTGGGGAGAGGTTGAACGAGCGCCCGGCCTTCCTGAGTGACCGCACCGAATACCTGCGCGCCCGGCCGAAGGTTCACGTTGTCCATGATCCCGTCGTCCGCCACGAGGAGGACAGGGTTCACGGCACGGTGCCCCTGTGTCAGGACCACCCGCTTCTGGACCATGAGGGTCTTGATAGCGGGGAGGGCCTGCATCGCGGGCGAGCGCCCGTAGGTCTCGTTGGGAGCCTGCTCGTAGCGCGTCGGGGCGTAAGGAAAGGCCCGGAACCCGCCCTCCTCCAGAACCTTCTTCCCCATCTCAGAAACGTAGACACTCTCAAAGGGCATGGAGCGAGAGTCTAGCGCCCCTTTCATAATCTCGGCGCGAGGGCGAACCCGGTGGAGAAACCAGAACTCCTGATCCTTCCGCTTCGGGTCGTTGCCAACCGTCGTGATTTGGTCCGGCAGCTTCCCTTGCCAGCCCTTAATCTGGAGAGCCTGCCGCGCCCGGAGAGAGAACCGGCGGAGGACTGTGTCCACGACGCCTTGGTGGTTCTCGCGCCAGTATTGCTCGGCGATGGAAATGGCCTTATAGCGCAGACCGGGGCCGGTGCTGAGGGCGTCGATAAACATGGCGGACGAGCCGAAGGCCCCGAGACCCTTGTAGAGAAGCTGGTTCTGAGAGGCGAAGTTTGCTTCGGGAGCGTAGCGATACCGGAACAGGAGGTTGTTCAGGTCTTCAAAATAAAGCTGCACCTGCCGGTCGCGCAGGAGCGTCGCGTCCGACGGCTGAACTTGGTGCCACTTCTGGTTGCGCGGGGTCAGGAGGGAATCGAGGATGGCCCCGAAGCGGTCGAGGGCAATCTGCGGGGTCGAATCAAGCTGCCGATCGGTCTTGCGCTCGCCGGCCGTGTTGCTGGAGTTCGGATAGAAAGTGTTGCGGTAGTTGGGCCAGAGATAATCGGCAATCTCCTCCCAATGGCTCTCGAACTGCCCGCGCTGTTCGGACAGGTCCGCGAAGTCCTGCAACACTTCGTTGGCAAGTTCTTCCATCCGATCGGCCATCTAGTATTCTTGCCGCTTCGAGCGGGCGCCCTTGATGCTCTGGTTCAAGGAGAACATCATCTGGCGGGGCCGGCCCTTTTTGAGTTCCGCCTTCTCGCCGATCTTGCGCTTCCGACCGGTTACGTCCGCAGCCTTGTTCTGTATGAACCGGCGAAGAGACTCACCGAATTGAGCTTTGGGCATAGGCGCTCCTCCAATTCAGGCCAAGGGGTTGAAGTCGAGGCCAGAGGCCATTGCCTGCCTAGGCCGTTTGACCATGAAACTGCCGCTCCTGTCAACGGGCTTGGCGAATTTCCTGGACATAAGAGCATACCGGGTCGCGGAGAGCAAGTCATCGTTCAGGGCTACAATCTTGTTGTTCTCGTCAGTGTGGTAGCCCCGGAACTCCTCAAACCAGTCCGGACAGGTCGTGAACACCTTGAAGGTGCCGGCCTCGATCCTCTGCTGAAGGTGCACAATCCCTGCGGCGACAGACACCGACCCATCCTCCCACTTGGCATGAGAGGGGAGCATGAAGCACCCTTGAGCCTTGTAGAGGTCCTTTACGGCAGTGCCGGAGTTCTTGTCCCCGGCCCACGCATCCGCGGGCCAGGAAATCGGAATACTCCCTTGCGACCGGAGAGCCGAAGCGTGGGTGGGGACGTTCCCCCCTTTGATGCGATATGTTCTGTATACATACAAAATATCATGGTCCGGGTCCACCGCCATCCAGACTGCGGCGGTCGGGTGGGCAGACTCGCTCTGCCCATGCCCGAGGTCCAGACCCATTATGTGCTTCCAGTAGTCGGGGATCGTGAACGGCGTGCAGGCGACAACGCTGTCCGCAACGTCGAACACCCGGCCCATCCCCTGCATAATGTCACCACTGGCCCGCGTAGCGCGTTCGTGGTCCGGGTAGCGCCGCAGGGCCTTCTCCCGCATCTCCTCGGTCATGTGGGGGGCGTCGTCCATCGTCATGTTGACGACGGCGCGATCTATCGACTGTTCCGACAGGAACCGTCGAACGACTGTGCTCATTCCCTTTAAGGGGGTGAACGTCATAAACGCTGCGCCATTCGTCGCCGTCAGGCGGGTCAGCCCTTCCGAATAAACGTCGGACGGGGCCTCCTCGTCAAACCAGACTAAATCAATCGTGTCCCCCTGCCACTTCGTTCGGCCCTGCTCGTAGGACTTGAAGAAGACGACTGAGAAGCCGCCGGAGACGTGACGCACCGCTATGTTATCGACTCCGCTGTCAACCCCCCGCGACCAACTCGGGTCTTCTGGGAGGCAGTCCTGCGGGATAAGCCCAGTTCCGAGGTTCGCCCGGTTTGCTGCGAGGTCCCCAAGGAGGAGCTTCTGAGTGGTGTCTCGTACGGCCCCTGCTGACTCTCCGCCAACCCACATTCGGATTGGTCGTGACCAAGTTCTACCGCTCCACCACTCAGGGTACCGTCCCGTGAGATGATAGGCAGCTTCGGCCGAACCACAAAGCGTTTTTCCCAACTGATTTCCGGCTTTTAGGAGCCGTTCCGATTTTGTTCTTCCAAGAGCATGGAACTCCATTTGCTTCAGGTAAGGGGAATAGGCGCCGAGCTTGTTGATCTCCCGAGCCTCGGCAAGCTCGTCAAGGCTCTCTGCCAGCTTGCGGAGTTCGGCTTTATCCAGCAGCATCTTCTTCTCCTGCGGAGAGGGCCTGCTTCAGTTCCCGTTCCGCCTGGAACTGCTCCCGTAATCTTTTTGCACGTCCCGGGTCGCTCATGCGAGCACGAGTCGCCTTCCCCGGAGGTTTATAAGCTGGGGGCGGGAGGAGGCGAGTCTTCCACTGCTTCCGGCCGGGCTTCTGTTTGGCGGAGCCGTCTTTCTTCCGGCCGAAGGGGGCCCCGGCATCTACCTCCGCAAATTGTGCGTCGATTGTGGGCATATCCCCCGCAACCCCGAGTTCCAACATACGCTTCTTGATGTGCGCCATTAGTTCTTTCTCGGAGCGGTTGTCTTCGTGAAGGTGGTGGTGCTCGACTTTCTGGACCGCCAGTAGCCCCCCGCGATTCATAACCTCAGTACAGGCTTTCAGGGCAGTCTCCGGCTTAACGGGCTGGCCGACGTACGTCCCCTCCATTATGTCGGACATGGTCATGCACGCCAGCACTACGTTCGCCCTTAAGGAGGAGTCCGCCAGGTTCCGCAGGGCTTCAAGGATGCGGGGGTCCCGCCGGTAGACGGAAGCCTGCGATCGGGCCGAATGCTCCTCCAACTCCGGGTTGACAGCCCGCATCGCCTCTGTGGCGTTCTGGTTGCCTGCCCCCAATGCCAGCCACGTCTCGACGAAAGCCCTCTGTTGCTCTGTCAGGTCGTCGATCGTAGCCCCGTAGGTCGCGATAGGTTTCCGGCCCATGAGGTCTACGTGTCCCGAGGAGGTTCTTCGCAGGGGTAGACTGGGTCGCCGGTTTCGTCAAGCGGGAGAGGGCCGGGCATCAAGAAGCCACATATGGGCCGAGTCCCGGAATAGGAACCGCGCCTTGGTACCGAATCGCGTCGGCGTGGTACCGGATTGCCTCCGCAAGCGCTTGTGCTCCCGCGTCCGTCATTCCGCCCCCAGACAGGGAGAGTCTCTGTCGAACTGCCGGGCCGTCGGTCTTCGTTGTGCCGGCACCCTCTGGTAGGGGGGCGGCTCCGTTGGTCGCCTTCCATTCGTTTCCGAAGTTCCACACCCTGCGGAGCGCGTTTGGGTTCCGCTTCGTTCTCGGGCCGTCGGAGATATACTTCTTCCCCTCCTCCGAGACGGCGAGGTTTTTCACCGTCTCCATGACGGCCTTTTCACAGGAGGCCGGAAGCCCCTCTATGCGCACGATCGCCGCCGTCAGGTGCTCCGTGTAGAAGCTGCGCCAGCCATAGCACGGCCCCTCCCTCGGGCCTTGTGTTTCGCACAAGGCGCGCTTTATCAGGTCGAGGAAGATTGTTTTCCGCACCTTCCAGTCGTAGCCCTTTTCCAGGCACGCCACGATTAATGCGCGTGGGTATTTTGGGACTTCGAATCTGTCCAACTCGTAATCTAGAAGCTCGGCGTTGGCCATTGGAATCTCTGGTTCGTGGCATTATGGGGCGTGGCTTAGTCGGTTAGGAAACTGGCGTAACCTACTGAGCCTCGCCCTATGCCACAAATTTTCATAAAAGTCAACCCCTGTTTTGGCGGATCGGAAAGGGGGGCGGGTTGCCTGTTTTCTTCCGATTACGAATTGTTACAGAGGGGTTTTCCAGGTTCCGCGCGGTGGAAGTGTGTCTCGAACCACACCCGTGGCGCCGATTGGGGGTCCCCACCCCCTCCTTACCGAAAATTAACTAAGATCTTTTGGCATAAAATCGCGGGTGCCTGAGCCGCATTACAGCAGCTTTAGTATATTCTGCTAGTCTGTAACCCGCATGTTTCCTAGGGTCTAGCACAATTTGCTAGGATATGTGGTAATAGGCTACCACACGGTCCGGGGGGGACAAGCGCGTCAAAAAAAGAGCATCCTCCTAAACATTGAACAATTTATAAACCGTTCACTCAAACACTCTAGCATACCGCACTGCAACAGACCGTTTAGTCTGTTTGCCCTACACCGTATAGTTTACATTACCGCTCTGTAACAATTTGTGATAGCCAGCGTTTCGATTTTTAACATTTTGGCAAGGAACGTGCTCTATGTCTATTCGCGTAACAAGGAAGGACCACGATATAAAAATCGGTTTGCGACGTGCAGAAGAGGCGAGGGTCTTCGACTCTATGGCCGGGTATCATCCGTTTCATGAAGAAGAGACTCAAAGGGAGCACGGCTCCTTTGAAGTCTTCTTTGAAGACGGCAAGAACGCGACGGATGAAGACGGGGAGCCGTTAGCGCCAGGCTTGTACTGGCAAGCGTGTTTCCCTAGCTGCTTGCCCGACGGCGAAGCAACAGGACCGTTCGGCTCCTCATCTGCGGCGCATGAAGACGCTGATGAGTGGTCTACAGAATATGACGAAGCCGAATAGCCTCCCGCTTTAACCCGGTCAACACTGGCCGGGTTATTGAGTGAGACTGGGAAAAGGGAATAGATCATGAAAACGATAACCCTAGGCTACCTGAGCCGGCAACACGCTTGCCAGGACCAAGTGGCGCTGTTTGAGGCCACATTCGGCAAAAGCGCCGAGCTGACCCGCGAAAACCTAATCCGCGCCGATAAGGTCGGCCTTAGCCTTGTTTGGCTGCTGCTGCGGCCCGGCTTTG